TAAGTTGTGCTTGTTTAGATGCAAATCTCCATCTACATCTTGTTAATAAATTTTCTAAAGTTGATTCGTATAATTGGTTTGCTACTTTTGATTCAGTAGTATTCTGAGTAAAACTTGAGATTGTATTTGCTCCTACTAGGACAAGTGCTTTATTACATATATCAAATTTACTATCAGCCATATTTTATATCTATATTAAATGTAGGGGGAAGTAAATCCCCCCCACATAACTATTTATTATGTACCATTGATAGTAGTAACTGTAGCCGCACCTGTTGCAGATGAAACCACAATCATATCTACAGTTCTAGTACCGCCTGTTGAACCTACAGCTATGATAACATCATTCTGTTTAAGTTCAGCAGTAGCAGTATTGAAGTAGCCACTACCTATGATTGTTCCGATTGCGTCAGCAGAATCATATAGGAAAACACTATTTGACCCACCTGCAATTTTCTTTAAGTTGCTTGATGTGTATGCCATGTTATATCTCCTATTCTGTTATTTGACATTCAATCATACCATTACCATCAATCTCTACTACTCCAAGACTCATGTATGATGTGATTAAGTTACTGACTTTTTCAGGAATGTAGTTGATCTCAGTTCTAATATCAGAACCCATAGCTACTCCGATTGCAGACTTGTGATAAGCATGACAATCTCTAGTAGTAGAAGCTTTTGATAAACCAGAATGAGTGAACCACATAAATCCAAGCCATCTCTTCGCAGTTAATCCACCAGCGTATGGTAAATCACTTTCGCCTACATATTCAGCACGAGAGAATTGATCTATTTGAAGTAGATCAGCCCAACCTGCAGGAGATACTACAAAGTATCTTTGCCCATCATCAGGTACATCAGCCGCTCCAAATGTTTCGTAAACTGTCAATGCTTTTGCTAGAGTTAATCCAGCAGAACCATGTACAACATTACTTGAATTTGAACCAGCGTCTAATACATCAATGATTAGTTGGTCTGTTTTTCTCCCCAATGCCGCCGCCGCAGATTGAGATAGTACTTGTCTTTCGTCAATGTTAGTTTTTAGCTCGTCTAATCTATCGACATAATCTGCCGCATAGAAATCCGCTAAAGTAACATCAACAGTTGAGTGAGTGATATCCATAGTTGGAATTTGAGCGTGTCTGCTTTTTGAAACAGCACTACCAGTTCCTACTTTTTGGAATCTCGCCTGACTCCCCTTTACATTATTTACTTGCCTTATTGTGTTTCTTAGCTTTGATCCCATTCTTTGGTAAGCCATGTGGACTTCAGCTTCGAACTGTTTAATAAAGGCAGTTGAAATAGATGTACTCATATTTATACTCCTTTGTTAGTCGTTGTTGTTAATTAAACAGTTGTCCGCATTAAATTAATTCGGTTGTCCATAAAGGACCGATCTCTTCTAATATGGGCTGTGTACCCTTTTTGACTACATTATGTAGTCGTTTATAGAAGTACAACACTTTTACATTTTTTACAAGCATAGGTTTAGAAAAATTATATCCTTGCCACTTTAACCATCTAATAGATTTAGTATGTTCTTCTGTTATGTAATTGGACAAATATATGTAATGTTCTTCTAAGTAATGTAGCCATTTCTTGTTTCTTTTAAGGAAATATAAATAGTTTTTATCTAATTCTTTAGAGGATAAGAACCATATTGTGCCGATTTTATTATCCATTCTTGATGGTACAGCACCAAAGATTGCGGCAACTTTGTGATCTTTTGTTAATATAGTAAAGGAATTAACATTTGGTCTGCTATATCTAAATGGTTGTAGTAATGCTTGTAGGGGATCAAGCCCCCACAAAGCTATCTCATACCTGTCTAGTGCCTTTAAGTTAGGAGCTAAAAGAAAACAATGTTCAGGTATAGTCTTTTCAACATATAACATTAACCCCTATAGAGTCTGTTAAATGCTTCATCAACTTTTGCTACATAAGATGGATCACGCTCTCTACCATCATAGTATCTTTTATCTTTCATCATAGTTCTAACATCTTCTATTGTTAGAGGTCTTTCAGGTTGTGCAACTTGCCCTGCTCTTGATATGTTTTGTTTTTGAGATTCCATAACTTTTTCAAGTGCTTCTATCCCATCAACATTAGAACCCATAGTAGAAGAAACTATTTCGTATTGTTCAGGACTAAAAAATGTAGATGCCCAACTATTCACAGCATCTAATCTTGCTTCTGCATTTTCTCCTAGTTTAGATTTCTCAGCTTCTATATCAGGTTGTTGTCCAACATAAGCATCAACATATTTATTAATACCCTCTTGATATACTTCTTGATCGTATGAATTTTCCCAACAAAAATTTTTCCACCATTCTGTCATAGGATTAGCATTAACTATATCTTCTGTTACATTCTCAGGAAGTTTAGGTAATTCATATTTCTCTATTGCTTCAGGTCTTTCTGCATTAGCTTCTTGTTTTAATTCATCAATGATAACATCTCTTAGTTCTTCTTTCTTACCACCTACATATTTTTCTAAGTTAGTATAAGATTTACCAAACTCTTCTACATTGAGTTTTCCTTTTTCAGCATCCCAAAACTTCTCAGGTATATACTCAGGTCTTGGTGCTGGTTCTGTTGTAGTAGGTGCAGATGTTTCTTGTGGAACATTATTCTCTACTGGTGTTTCCTGTACTGGAGTTTGCTCCTGTACTGGTTGTGTTTGCTCTTCAGCCATTTTGATTCTCCTTTATTATGTTTTGACTTTTACCTTTATTAATTCTTCGCTGTATTAAACCTACTAAATATCTTTGACCCTCTAAATGTCTTAGAGCATGGTCTGATATTTCAGGTCCAGCGACTGAATCAATCGTTATTGATTTAAGGTATTGGAGAACTTCAGCACCTATAGTGGTACTAAACAATGTTTTAAACACATCATTTATTTTGGTTTCTTCTTCAGAACCTCGTTTAAAGTTGTCCAAACCTATCAGGGCTTTATTATGTTCTGACATATTAAATCCTTATCATACTTTGTATAACACTTCTAGGGATAATATTTCTATCCCCAAATCCTATTTCTCCATCCTCATTTTGATAGCTACTAAAGGTATGTATATCTGCTTTTGTCTTTTTAAATATGTATGCTTCTGTTTTAATTATAGCTGTTTTCATATTTTCAAAGTCATTTAAATCTGTGATTGTACTATCTCCTACGATATCATTCCAAACTATTAAATACTTATAGTATTTTTCTCCACCTATATTTACTGGGCTACTCGCTTTCTTTGTACTCATCTTTTAATATCGCTTTCAAAAACCATATAGCTTTTTTAATATCTACTACTCCGCCTTTTTCTCTATGCCTTGTAATATATTTAATAGCTGTTGCATCTGCATATGGTAAGTGTCTTACATAATCATATGTTTGTAAAATTTTACCACAAGTACATTTACCTGCTTGATAATAATCAGGATTTATTTTTTGTTCATCACTCATACTAACTCTCCTATCCAGTTTCCATTTTTATCTAACACCATTGGAAGTAATCTAGGTATTCCATTTAGTATTACTCCACATCCAATAATGAATCTTGTTCTAAAGTTTTTTGCATATGAGAATGCCATAGACTTTTGATTAATTAAACAACCTACATTCATACCAAAGAATATATCATCAGGATTAGCCCAATAAGATATAACAAACTTTGTATGATAGTGTCCTTGTACTGCACTCATACCCATTGTTTGTGAAACTTTTAAAACATCTGCTGATCTTCCATGTGTAAAGAAACATTTTTTTCCATTACTTAATTTTAATGTCATGTCATCTACCCACTTCCATTTTCTAGTACCTAAGAAATCTCCATAAGGTTTTAGAAATTGTTTTGACATTCCAAATCTTAATGCTCTTCTATAAACTAAACTACTATGATTAGAATCTACTTCAGTTACTTCAGGAAATATTCCCTCTAATTCTCTTATATATTCTTTTGATATATCTAATTCATGTCCTGCACTTGGTAAGTCAGGATTATGTTCGTGCATTGATATTGCATGGAAGTCTAATAAATCTCCAATGTTAATTACAGTATCAGGTTTAAATTCTTTCTTAATAGCTTTTAGAAAAGCAAAAGCATCTTTGTGATGATAAGGTATATGGAGATCACTAATTACTAAAACAGATTTATGCATATGGAAGTTATCATGTTATTGAGTTTCTTCTTCTGTTGGCTGTCCTTGTCCTTGTTGTTGTTGCATCATCTGTTGCATTTGTTGGGCGGCTTCCTGCATTTCTTCTTGTGATCTTATTAATTGTTCAGGAACACCTAATTTTTTAGCAACATATTTAGCTACCTCGTCTTGCTTAACAAGAACATTTAATAACTGTGGACCAACTCTACTTTGTACCATAGCTAAAAATCTATCTATTGTGGCAACATCTTGTTGCTGTTGTGCTTGTGCTAATGGAGAAGATGATTTAATTTTTATTTCTCTACCATTAACAACTGGTATTTTTATTCTACCTTGTTTCTTTAAAATATAAATTACTCTTTGTAATACTGGATTAACTAATTCAGCTTGTAATCTTCCAAATGCCGCACCTATTTGTCTTGATAAGTCAGCCATTCTTTCTGCAACTTCTGTAGCTGTCATAGGTGTTTTTTCATTTGGTGTACCTAACATATCATTGTACAATGCTTTTTTAATATTAGTTCTCATATCTCTTAAAACTAAATCACTTACATTAAAGTTTCCTGCTGGTGCTATTGGTTGTAGTCCTGATGATCCAGCCGCTTTAGGAATAATAGTGCCTGGAATTAGTGCAATGTTATCTACATTAATAACTCCATCATCTTCTACTTGATACATTCCTGATATAGACATCTGTGCATTTTCTAAAATTAATTCTATAACTAAGTTAGAAGTTTTAATTGCAGGTAACGCTAATTGTAATGGACCTCTTCCATATACTTCTCCTGCTACTTTAGACCATCTATAAACAATATAAGGGTTTGATCCTAAACCTTTGTATGTATCTTCAAATAATTTATGTTCATACATTTGAGAGATAACACAAAATTTATATTCATCTTCTTTTGTATTAGCATAATTTTTATAAACAATTTCTAATACATCACAATCCATGTCAGGAGCTTTGTCCATATCCATTTGCATTTTTTCAGATAAGACAGCTTGTGGGTAAGCATAAGTAATATCTTTCATTTTAATTTTTCTATTTCTAAATACATGATCTACTTTGTCATCATGTCCTGCATCTAAAACTATTTGTGGTAATGGGATTGCTTTAAATTTAACTGGCTGTACTGCATCTCCCTCTTCTACTAAAAGTACACCTGTACCTACAGCACAATCTAAAAATGTTTCATGTACTTCTTGTGAGAAGTTTGAGTTTTGTAATATTTCAAAAACATATTCTGTTACTTGATCTAATTCTAAATTAACATCTTTCTGTTCATCCTTTGGTATTTCTGAACCAGCAACAAAGTCTGCCCATCTTGCATAGTTAGGAACAATACCTGATTGTAATCTACTAGCAAATTCTTGTACACCTACTACAGCAGTTTCATCAAAGATTCTGTCAGATCGTCTTCTACCTATTGACTCACTATAAAAACTTTCCCTTTGTGGTAAAGCAAATTCATAGCACTCTTCAAAAGTAGGAAGCCACATATCTTTGACTGCCTTAGCGTTGTTGTAACGAGTAATCAATCGTTTCACACCACTCTCAGAATAGTTCTCTACTCTTTGTGGTTTTACATCTACTACCATCTATGCTCCTAAAGTATCTTTAGACATTAGATTTTGTGAAACTTCGAAACCTTGTCCGCCTCTTCTACCTGATAAAAGTGATCTTCGACCTCTTCTACCTGAGTATGCCGCAACTCTATCTTCGAATGCTTGTTGCTTATTAGCAGTTCTTTCTGCTTCTTGTTGCTTACGCATTCTTGCTCGTTGTTGCTTTACACTTTCCTCTTCTACTGGAGGTGGTGGTGGTGGCGGAGCAGATGGTTTAAATGGACCTGCACACATAACTATCTCCTCCTTTCATAAACTGATTTTGGTTTAACATCAAATACATTAAAATTCCTTTTCGCAACTACAGGTTTATTAGATTTATTACCAATAGTCAATGCTCTTCCCTCTCCTGCACCTAACAGTAAATATTGCAAAGCATCATGGACATGAGAAAATCTATTTTTATTTGGTTTTTCATCATATCTTTCTCCTGATACTTGGAGTCTTCTATAGTGATAACCACCAGTAAAACCTTTAATTAAGTTATTACATTTACGATCTACAATCATTCCTGATTCTCCATCTACCATTCTATTTAATACAGATGATACTGATTCTAATCTAAGAGTTACATCATTGGATGGAGCTGGTCTTGCAAATAATCCTTTACCACGCATGATTTGAAAGGGTGTACTTTCATCTGTTTGTACTCTATGATCCCCTGCTGGATCGCCAAAAATTACAAATTCTCTTGGTAAGTATTGTGCCATAACTTGTTTCATTAAATCAGAAAATTTTACTATACCCATATCTTCTGCAACTAATTCATCAAACACTACCCATCTATTTCTTATTCGTTGTGCAAATACACAAGCAGGTGTTAATCCAAAATCTATTCCACAAAATATAGGAACACCATCTGCTATAGCTATTTCTCCTTTAGCAACATGGACTTGTTCTTTAAATGATTCATAAACTGGTTTGCCATCTTCTATCTGTCCTAATTTATTTAATACATAAACATCAATCCAAGATTTAGTTTTACCTCGTATAATATTACTATAATAATTTGGAGTTAAATTGTTTTGGTTCTCCATAACTTTATTATTTTTATATCCCTCTATTTCATTTTCTTTATTCTTAACTTCTAACATAGCAGGTGGTTGATTATAGAAAGACCAGTTATCAGGTTTAACTAACATCTTAGCTTCTTGTTTAGTTATGTAATCAGGAATAATTGTTTCTCCTGCCATGATAGACCACCAATGATCTGTATCAGGTGGGTTAGTATCTGCTAT